TTTAGAGATCATAGGTATACCTACAACTGATCCACCTCTACCACCAGCACCTGATACTTCTATCTCACACTTAACAGATTTACTAACACCATAACTAGAGCTGTAAGCGTCATGCCTTATCTTAATCTTTTCTTTTTTATTTTGACTAAAATATAATTTTATATCTCTTGTTATTGGTTTTGCTCTTGTATATAATTTACTCCAATCACTAACACCAAAGAAAGTAATATTAGATAAGTATTTTTCTTCATCTGATCTTACAAAATTTACCTTTACTAAATTAGCATTATCTTCTGCTTTTTTAAGTGATAATGGCAATAGATCACCTGAAGTTAGTAAGTTAGATGTAATCTTATTTAAGTCAGCCAAGTTGTATGAATTATTTAATTTGTCAGAAACTATTTGTACTTCTTCTATGATTTGTTTATCTGCTTTATCAGATACAAAATATATGTCAGCAGGACTCCATTTGTTTATATCACCAAAATAATTTTTATCATTTTTATTTGCAATACTAAAAAGATAATCTATGTTCTCCATTGCATTTGCATTTCTGCCTTTTTCTTTTTTTGCACCTCTAACGTATATGACGTCCTGAAGTTTAGGTGATTTTATTTTATTAAATTTTGTACTTATAGATTGTATTTCTTGTATTAGTTTTAAAGCAATGTTTATTGATGACTCATACCAACCATCTTTTGTCATCAAAAATGTTTCAATCTGTTTGAGTGTTATTTGAGGTGTTTCTATTTTATTAAAAATATCGTTAATAATCTTACTATGAGCCTTTTTAAATAACTCATATGTACGATATTTTTTAAGGTCAAACTCTTTCTTTGTTGTATTATCGCCAAGAAAATCTGCGATTGCACAAAACAATGCTTGAGCTGCCTCTCCTTCTTTTGGTGAATCTGCCATACAGCTATTTATCTAGCGTATTTACTTTTACCTTTATCTAGTAGTCTTTCTTTTTCATCTCTGCAATCAAAGAATGGTGGGAATCCAAAGATACCAAATGTCTTATATTTGTTTTGAAACTTAACAACTGGCTTTACATCTTCTTCAAAAAAACTTTCTTTTAATACTAACTTACTAGGCATTTCTACAGCACGCCATAATATCTGTTTGCCTTTTTTAACCATTTCAGTTTTGTAGTATATAGATGGACTTCTTTTTCTTATATTCTTTTTCTTCATACTTTAAATCCTGAAAACTTATCGTAAGCACTATCAGCAGGTTGAGGACCTGATGGTTCATTTAGTTGTTCTTGCGTTTCTTGGTTACTATCTACAATCTGTTGAGCAGATTGTTCAACATCATATAATCTCATCTTTGCCCTATCTACACCTATTATAAATGCACGATTAAGACCTGGATCATTATATCTGTTTTTTAATTGTTTAACTTTCATTTGAGATAGTTCTTCTAAATCTTCATTTGAAATAAGAGCAAACATAAAGTCAGCAGTTGCAGGAAGACCAAAACTTTCTGAAGTATCTTCTAAACCAACATCACTTGACATATAACCAGTTCTAGTTGTTTGAGTAGCAGAAACAATAGGCACATTATAAGATACTGCAAGACCTCTTAATTCTTCAGCAATTGCTTTTATATAAAAGTATGATGATATATTACCACCTTTAAATCTACTTGATGAACAAATATTTAAATAGTCAATGAAAACTATATCTGGTTTAAATGATTTTTTTAACGCAAGTTCATCAATTAAATTTTTAAAATGACCTGTATGAGCAGCAGCAGTAGGATATTCTTTGATAATTAATTGACCTTGTACCTTACTTTGCATTTTTTTAATCTTGTCATCATAAAACTTTTTAGGCATATCATAAAGTTCATCAATGGTTACATCTAATAGATTAGCGTCAATTCTTTCTGCGATACGTTCTTCAGCCATCTCTAAAGTGATATACAATACATTCTTGCCTTGACTTATCATAGAAGCAGCCACATGACACATAAACAAAGACTTACCAACACCTGTACCTGCAAGTGCCACATTTAAAGTCTTAGGTGGCAGACCACCTTTTGTTATTCGATTGAAATATTGAAGATCAAATTTAAGACGTTCTTCAACTCTGTGATAGTAGTCGAATCTTTCATCTGATTGCTCGACATAGTTATGACCAATATGCTGATCAAAAGAAACAGCAAGAGCCTCACTAAGGATGCTCGGAATCGCTTCTGGAGATAATTGTTTGTCTTTGCCATCTATAATCTTAATACCTTTTAATACAGCATTATATACAGCACGGTCTTTACAAAACTTTTCAGTTGTATCTAATAACCATTGTTGATCTACATTAGATTCAGTTTGTAAACTATTCAATAATTGTTTTGATTGTTTAAATTCTTCCTCTGTAATATTCTTTAGATTTGATAACTCAATTGTCAGAGCTTCTCTTGTAGGAAGATTATTATATTTTGTTATAAAATTATTTATCTGTTTAAAGACAATAATTTCTATTCTATCTCTAAAAAATTCTTCTTTTAAAAAAGGAACAGTTTTACGAGCAAATTCTTCGTTGTAAATTAAATTAGATAAGATTGTATTTTCAAACTTCTCATTTAAAATTGATGGTGCCATTTTCTAATTGTTCCTCCATTACTTCTATTAATATATCGCCAATGTATTGTCTAAAATCTTCATTGTTTGTATCAACATTATTAGGGTTCTTTTTAATATCATATGTAAATTTTAAAGGTAGTCTGCCATCAGCATTTGGTTCTGAAGCAAACTTAACATTTGTATATGCGAATATTATATCAGAATATGGCGCTTCTGTCAACTTGATACATGAATAATCATCTACATCACGTTGAGCGAAAACGTACTTTTTATTCTGCGCCATAGAGGAATTCTTTCTTGGCTGCCTCGTCAATTTTAGAGAGAACATCTTTAGTAAAGAATTTATCAGGCTCATTATTGATAGTCTTTGCATATTGTTTTGTGCCATCAGGTAATTCTATTCTTGTTGAAACAGATTTAAATATACCATGTTTAATTGCCAAGTCTAGCAATCCATAGTGTCTTTCTAAACCATGTTTGTAAGTTAGTCTTACATCTATTTTAGCATTTTCTTTTGTTAATCTACTTTTATAATTTAAACAATGAATAACATTTCCGATAACATCTTTACCATCTTTTTCTTTTCTTTTAGATAGATAAACAATATTAGAGGCAGCGTATTTCAAGCCTGAACCGCCACCCATTTCTTTTTGTGGGAACATTGAACCAATCACATCATAGGTATGATTAGTCATAATCATAGGCACTTTTGCTTTGCCTAATTTAAGTGTTAAAACTCTAAACGCAGCTTTTACAATCTGCGACCTTGTCATATCTCTAGTTTCTTTACCTTCAGCAGTATCTTCCATTTCTTTTGTAGTTGATAACATACCTAAACTATCTAATACAAACATCATAGGTTTTCTTTTATCTTCTGGTTGTTCTAAATATTTGTCAATAACTTTGATTGATTGATGTCTAAATTCTTGTACGGTTGCAACAGGAACAACAACCATTCTTTTACTATCAACACCTCTATTCTCAACTAAATCTTTTGTTAACGCACTTTCTGATTCAAAGTAAATCACACCTGCGTCTTTATTCTTATCTAAAAATGCTTTTACGATACCTAATGCAAAGAAAGTTTTACCTGTTGCAGCTTCACCTGCAATTGCTGTAATCTTATTTGATGGCATACCACCATTAATAGAACCTGATAGTAAAGCATTTAATGTATAACTACCTGTGTCTATGAAACTATCTACGTCACCTGCTTCTACACCTTCACTTACTAGTGTAGCATATTCATTACCTGTTTCTTTAATAATGTCTTTCAAAAAATCCATGTTATTCTCCTATTATTATGTACCACTTTATATTGTTATTATAACAGAATTGTTTAACCTTGTCAAGCTCTTTTTTATCGAAACTATATCTCTCATAAGGTTTCTGATTTCTGTATATTATTATTTGCATTTTCAAACTCACGCCAGTTTTTTCTCATACTTATATAGACTTTATCTGTGGTGACCAAATCTCTATACCTTTTAAAGATTGTCGCTGACTTTGCTTTTTCACTCGTTGCCCAATCTTTTTCTTGCGGTAGTATTTTACCATCTTTGTATTTCTTGCCATCTTTATGGTTCGCATATCTTCTTGCCCTCGTAAAACCCATTTCTAAAAATTTTCTACACATATCCATACCTACAAAGTCTTTTAATGCTCTAAAACCTCTATACATATGATATTTGTATAAGGTCTTACAAGTAATACACCTTGTTCACCACGACCTATTCTGTATAGTTTTCTTATATCTGGTTTTCTAAAGTTTAGTTTTTTATAATCTAGTTTATAATTAAATTCAATCACCTAATTCCCATTCAAATCTTAATTTTTTATCTTTAGGTATCCAACCAACAGGTGGTTTATCTAAATCATGTGACTCTACATTTGTCCATATGTCATCAAACATAGCGTCTGTATTTAAAGGACCGTATTGATTAAATACTTTACCTTGTATAACTTTAAGTTTATCTTTTAATTTTTCTCTGTTATACTCTAATAATCTTTGATAATCCCAATACTCTTTTAAATCTGAATATGACTTTTTACTTATCATTAATGCTTGACAGGACATTTTTTCGCCTTTGCTTGATTTAATTTATATCCGCCTTTAAATTTTGTTCTTACATGTAAATACGATTCATTAGTCCAACCACTATTTTCTGGTGTTGGACCTGATATATCATAAGTATATTTATTTCTTTCGTATGGCACATACATGGCTAAAGGTGTTCCTCTTTTGATTGTAAATTCACCATATCTTCTCATTAACATTTGCTGATTAATTTCATGGTGTCTATCTGACCATATAATACCTGGTAAAACTTCAAATAAAGGATTAAAATCATAAATCATAGGTAATTGCCATATAGACCAACCTGGTGGTGTTTTAACACGCCAAGGACAAGCAGGTTTTAAAACCATACTTGTATTGTCTTTAACATGTTTAGGAACCCAATCTCTAAATTGCACATCACCGTGAGATGAAAAACTAAACATTTTTTCTGGTGTACGCCATTCAAAATTATCGTGTGTTATATTAACATTTACATCACACCATAAAGGCACTACAAAGCCCTGCGTAATATATTCTGGAAATGATGGACAATTTCTTACAGTTCCTTTGTTATCA